TTTTTAAAGATGGAGGAGTATCAAAAGATCCTGTAACTTCTGCATATGGAGGCGTATACTCAAAAGGCCGAGAAGTAGCAAGCATGGCACCGGGCGGAATTGTAAGTGGGCCGAGGCAAGGCTATCCAGCAGTTCTTCATGGAACTGAAGCAGTTGTTCCACTTCCAAAAGGAAGGTCAATTCCAGTTGAAATGCGAGGCGGAGGAGGACAAGTAAATAATATTAATGTTAGTGTTGCAGTCGACGGACAGCGCGGAGCTACAGCAGTACACTCAAACGAAAATCAAGGAAAACAAATGGGAGAAGCAATAGCAGCAACAGTTAGACTAGAACTTTCAAAACAAAAACGAAATGGTGGGATGTTAAGTCCTTATGGAGCTTCTTAATGGCACAGTATCAATTTCAGATTACAAGTAGTGACGTGTCTTATGTTGCAAGTGCTTTTGGCTCTTCGCCTGCAATTGTCACTGCAGATAGAGGTATGTCACGAGCTGTTGTTCAAAAAGTTTTAACTGCAAAGTTTGGCGATGGTTACGAGCAAAGAGTTGGGGACGGTATAAATACTAAAATGGATTCATTTAGTGTCTCTTTTAATTCTCGTCCTAGAAAAGAAATAAATGCAATTGCAGCATTTTTAGATGTAAAAACTGGAAAATCATTTACTTTTGTTGTTACTGAAGAGAATGAGGCTAATCAATCTTTAAAAGTAGTTTGCGAAGCATATAATATAAATTATGACAATGAAGATATTCATAGTTTGTCAGGAACATTTAGAAGGGTATACGAGCCGTGACATTAATCGATACAGTTCAGCTACAAGAGACAAGTAGCTCACTTATAGAACTCTTTGACATTACATTACCAGGAGGAACGGGTCCTACTATATTTTTATGTAATGGTCTAAATGATGGTGAAAATAATATTTATTTTTCAGACCCTACTGGAACAACTTTAAATGAGTATATTGCTATTCCAATAGATCTTACAGGCATTGAGTTAAGTGCAGCAGGAGCTTCAGCTCGTCCAAGTTTATCGCTTGTAAATATTATTTCTTTAGGGAGAACAATTTCAAAAGATACTGACTCTGAAACATCGGGCAGTCAAGATGCTGACGAAGCAACTTTTAATGATTTGCTAATAGATGCTGATTTTTCTTCAAATGAAGATTTTTTAGGTTCAAGAATAACTTACAGAACAACTCTTGAAAGCCATGTAAAATCGGCAGGAGATTCAGCAGGACTTCCAGTAGAATTTCCTTCTCAAACTTTTATAGTAGAAAGAATTTCACAGGAAAATAATTTAATGGTTACATTTGAATTAGTTTCTCCTTTTGATGTAGAGGGACAAAAAGTTCCAGGACGAGTAGCTATTGGACAATATTGTTCGTGGGAGTATCAGGGACTAAAAAGAGGAAAAGGAGGAGGATGCTATTGGCCTTTAGACAGTCTTGGAAGATTTTTTGATGATGAGAATAATCCAATAGCAGCTCCAAGTGCTTGGAGCAATAGTGCAACATATAGTATTGGAGATAAAGTAAAATTTACGTACACTATAAACTCTACAAATGATAGTGTAAATATATTTGAAGCAATTGCGGCTGTTCCTGCAAACAAACCTCCAGTTACAAATAATCAGTTTACAAATTTAAGATATTGGAAAAGAATTGATTTATGTGGAAAATTACTTTCTTCTTGTAAGCAAAGATTTCAAGGAACAGGTGCATATGATAGTAGCTTAAATGAAGCTGATTTAGATGAAAGATATGCTCTTCCTTTTGGCGCGTTTCCAGGGTTGTTAAAATTTAGATGATTGAAGAATTACAAGAACATTTTGAAAAAGAGTATCCACGAGAGGCTTGTGGAGTTATTGCAATTGTTAAAGGAAAAAAGAAATGGTTTGCTTGTACAAATGTTGCTGAAGACGATACTGATTTTATACTGTGTTCGAATGAGTATTTAGATATAAAAAAGAAATATGATATTATTGGAATTGTTCATAATCATACAGACGGATCAAATGAACCTTCTGAAAATGATATAAATAACTGCAATGCTTTAGGAATACCATATTATATTTTTTCGTATCCAGACATGGAGTTGAATGTTGTAGAGCCAAAACAAAGGCAGCATCCTTTAATTGGAAGAGAATATAAGTTTGGGATACAAGACTGTTTTGAAGCTATACGAGATTATTTAAAAACTAAAAATATATCTCTTCCGCCACGAGCACCTTTTGAAGATGATTGGTGGAAAAAAGAAGGATTAAATTATTTTTGTCCTGACATTATACAACAGTGGGGAGGAAAAGAAATACTCTCCCCACAAGAAAACGATGTTTTAATTTTTACTGTAGATGCAGAGGTACCAAATCATTGTGGAGTTTATATTGGAAACGATACTTTTTTTCATCATGCAGTAAGTAGACTATCATGTAGAGAACATCTTTATCCATTTTGGATAAAATATTTAACAGGAGTATATCGCTATGATGCGAACAATTTATCTTGAGGGAGAATTAGCACTAAAATTTGGTGAAAAATTTACTATTTTTGCAAAAAAACCAAGTGACGTTTTTAAATGTTTAAATTTAAACTTTCCAAATTTTAGAGAATACCTAATTGATTGCCATGAAAAAAATATTAATTTTGCGTGTGAGTTTGCAAATCATGAACTAGGTGCTCCAGAAGAGTTACTTTTAAACTATGGCGAAGGAGACATGATTTTAACTCCTGTTCCTGCAGGTTCAAAAAGTGGTTTTGGAAAAATACTTGCAGCCATTGCACTTGTAGCTGTTGTCTATTTTACAGGGGGTCTGGCAGGATTAGGTTCCTCAGGAGCTGTTGCTGGAGGAGGTACATTGGCAGCGGGGCAAACAGCTGCTGGCTGGGCTGTTGCAACTGGAGGAGGACTGAGTATTGCAGGAAGTATCGCAATGACAGGTGTCCTAATGCTAGCAAACATGGGAATGGCACAAATGATGGCACCAGATCCTTCTACGGATACAACTTTTGGTGAAGAAGATAAATCTTATCTTTATCAAGGTTCTGCAACTGTTGCAAAAGCAGGAGACCCTTTGCCTATAGTTTATGGAAGAATGAGAATTCCTGGAAGACCCGCAGGTGTTTCAGTTTCAAACATTACACGCACTAATATATCAATGCCACAGAATACAGGAATTGGAACAGGCAGATTTGTTACTATTGACGAAAGAGTTAAATCAGAAACCGTTGACGCAAGCATATACCGGTAAGGAGAAATAAATGCCACAAAAAGGTGATAATCACATTGGAACAGAGGAAGCAGTACTTCTTCGTGCTTCGGGTCGCTCTGGAGCTTCCAAAGAATCCTTAGTAAGTGTACTAGACATTCTTTGCGAAGGTCCAATTCGAGGACTAGTAAACGGTGCGGCTTCTGTTTTTCTAAACGACAATCCTGCTGAAAGTGCAAGTTTGATGGCATACGAACCTCCATCAGAGGGAGAAACAGGGCAGACTTATTCAGCAACTTCATCTGGCACTATTACTTTTACTGGAAGTGCTTCAACAGCAGATGGAAGAACCTTTAAAATTGGAACAGTAGATTCAAATACAACTCTACCTAATGGATTATTTGTATCTGATTCAGATACTCATGAGAGATTTTTAGTTATCAGAAGAAGAAGTATTGTTCATCCAGATGGATTCATAGCACATGATGATAATAATTCGGGAGGAAGTACTGCTCCGGCCAATGCAACTTTTATATATAATTCGGGTCCTCTAGACTCCAGCGGAGATCCCATACTTCCTCCTTCTTCAGCTTTCATTAGGTTTGCCTCTAGCCATGGAATTCAATTTGAAGAAGCAGATATGACGGGAAATCATGGTATAGGACTTAATACGCCTAAGGATATTCATAAAGATACTCGAATAGAAACTCCGTTTGGTAATTTTACTGGAAGTCTACAAAATAGTGTGGCTCCTTCCGACACGGCTATGTTTTACGCACC